GTACAATATTCTGATGTAATTTTATAGAGTTGCCCCGCTGCCCCAGTGAGGTTGAATAAACAGCATAGGAGAGTAGCGTCTTTAGCCGTTAGGACGTTCAAAAAGACGTCATCACCCTGCCTGTCACCTTGATGAGGGATAAGGCGGCGTCCGAAGAGGATTCGTGCAGTCTCGTCGGCTATATTACTGTCAACCATATTACATAGTGAGTTAATAAAACTAGTACCACGTTCACCGCTCTGTAGGCCACGTATTATTTTCGCGATCAATCCGGTGTCATTATCGCTTAAGTAGGTATTATAACGTGCATTTTCAATGTATTTAAGACATGCCTCGAGGTCAGCACAAGCTTCTTCGTAAATGCGTGCGTTAGTTTTAACCTTTCCTCTAGCGATTAGGGCCGATACAACTTTCTTATATAGCTTAACCATTGCTACAAATATATGGTTAAGGTTATAATCAGAATAGTCCCACATCAAGGCATGCCCCCCCTGTAACTGTGAAATTCTCCTTAATTGGTTCGCAATCCTAGCAGTGCTATGGTGGGCACTGCTATACCATGTGTCATCCCTAAGGTTGCGGTCGAAGTTGTCCAGGACGTATGCTTGCGAAACATAGTGATAGACGGAAGTTGTGAGAATATACCTGATCTTTCCCGACTCATACTTAACTGTACCTAATGACCACTGAACAGCATCCTCAGCTCTGTCCCATAAAGTACGTAGTGTTTTTTCAGGTATGTTAAGAAGTGCCCCGCGCTTATTAAGACGCATCTTGGTGCCATCTTCATAAGTGACAGTGGCGCCAGGAGCCCCTCCTGATGCACCCCAAAACATGCGTGCCCCATACCATGATGAAAAGTCTTGAAGTGTGACATCGCGCCGCATAACTGAATCTACAGCCTTATCAACGGCATCTTGTAGTAACCGTTCGTATAACTTCGTGTCAAAAGTGAGGCCAAGACCTTCACGGTTAAGGAGTGGTATGCCACGTATGGTTGGGTCAACGACACGCATGACAACCTCATCAGCAAAGTTAGCCGGATAATCTTCTGAGCGTCCTGCTAATGTATCAAGACCATAGATGGCATCACCCCACACCCGCCCAGTAGACTGTGGGTGATGCAGGTAACGGTACCCCATAAGGCGTGAAGCCATACGTCCCTGAGTATGCAGTGCTTTCATTGTTTTCGTGTATGTAAGAAAATCAAGGTTGAATACACCTTGGCCCAAAGCACGTCGCCTACTAGAGGTGGAGGTGCTATCCAAAAATATCGCAAGATCTTTTCCCGTAGCTGTCACTAAGGGTAGAAGCGTTAGACAGAGAGCAGCAACCATTTCCCAATTATTATTAGCATGAATTAGATGCTTAACTATAGTGCGTACCCCCGGTTTGTCAATATATGTTGGGAGGGCGTGCCAATCGAGCAAGATCTTTCCACCAGCACGACCTCTATTCTTGGGATATTTATCTTCTAAGACCTGAACATATCCCCTAGGTAAGGGCCATGAATCCGTCTGACTGAGAGGGGCTGTTTGCACGTCGTCCCGGATTGCAAAGGAGACATGATCATTAGTGAGAAAGATACAGATACCAGTCCGGTAGTTAGGCTGTTCTCGGAGCCGTCTTAACGTCATTAATGCGAACGAGTGGTGGTCATCGACTCCGTAAGATCGAAAGAGAGTATAAGTATTGGGATCGACCAACGATAGGAATCTAAAGAACCTCGATGGAAGCATTCCCAGCTTAGCGTTATCAGAGACGTTTTCCCCAGTGAGATCATACGAAGCCTCAACCCCTAGAAGCCGTAATAAACGATATGCGCAGCAATGAAAGACACGTCCATGGTTCTCAAAATAAGTGTATCTTATGCCTGGCTTTGCAGTCGGTACCTCGTACGTCGATGCATCATTTTCCTTCGTCATGGCAGTTAGCATTTCACGAGCTTTATGAGAGAGGAAAGGCCCGGAGCGGGAGGTAAGTTCAAGACCGGGAAGTGGCGCTTTAAAATCCTCGAGTAAAGGGAGAAAGTTATAAATGTGAGAGACAGTAGGTTGTAGCAAGATAGCTGCCGAAATAGCAGATGGCAGATCAGCGGGTGCCCTATCTAGATCATACAGGCTGTATAGTGAGTGAAAATCGAAGAAATAATCAGCGTCGGCACGATCGCTCAATTTATTGCTACCTCCCTGGATCTTAGCCAAGGTTTGGGCGATTCCCGGATATAGATCGGTAGCATGTTCATGCATCGATAACCGAGTCAGTTTTTCTAGAATGCTTGACGCCGTTGTTGAATTACAAGCATTCCACACTAGTTTTCCGCCGACCGACTAGACTCAGCGGCGGCTCCATCATTATTAACAGCTTCTGATCTATGAGCAGCGGCCGCTGTGGCATCAGCCATGTCACTAGAAAATGTGTCGGCTGGTCCAGTTGTCCGAGTAGTGTTATGAGCGGGCATTTTGCCAGGATGAGGTGTTTTTCCCCCGGGGGGAAGTGGTTCACCTTCAGTAGCAGTTGTAGGCATGTTCAGGGCGTCAAACGGGTTAGTGGGTGATTCAAAATGGACTGTACGTTTACCGCCCGTTTGTGACCGCGGGGGTTGTGATAAGGGAGGTTTAGCCGCATTAAGTATGTCGGCCTGGCGCTGGGCGGCAGCCTGGCTGGATCCGGCAGCTGAGTCATTTGGCTCAACGGGACCTGCGGGTTTAACGGGGAATCGTCCACTAACCGGTACTTGCCACTTGACTCCCGGTTTTGCTGCTGTAGCAGACGGCGGTACCTTGGCCTTTGAGCTTTGTTGAGCACGTGCCTTCGCAGCTGCCTCTTGTACTCGACGCTGAATATTCGCGTCAGCCTCAGCTCGGGCAGCCTTAAAAGCAGCTTGCTTAACAGCTTGTTGGGCCATAAAGGCTTGGAAATCAGCGTCCATTTCGCGTGCACGCGCCGCTTCTAAATCGGCATCGTAACCGCTGGCGGCTTCAGGGAGAACCGGCGGTTCATAACGCTCAAAAGGCGGGTCACACTTTTCTTCAGGAAGCTGGCCGGGTCGTTCGTCAAGTGTAATGCCTTCAGGGCTCACCGTAGCACTATGTTGCTCGAGCGGTGGGACTTGATCCTTAGTATCAGGGTATTTAGAGACGTAATCCATCCGAGCTTGCGTCTTTGGTTTAGCATAACTACCCCCAGGCTGCCCATAGCTGCGGGCTACTCGTGTTGGCTTAGATTCATAGAGCGGTGTAGGGTGTGCAGTGGGCGTAATAATGGGTACCTGTTTAACTTCTGGGTAGGATGGATCAAAGCGGGAGTCGACTTCAAGATCCGGAAGTAAGTGTCTAACAAGCACCATTCCTGAGTAGACGTTCCCACGTCCCAAGATAAGCGTGCTATAGTCCAGCATATCATCAAGCTGGCGCCGGTCGCGGGTCGGGTGGACGTAATTAATCATCAGACTGTTATGAGGTTGCTGTTTTGCGCTATCATGCCACCTATCTAATTGTTTTTCATAACTAACACCCGCGGGTGGGTCCAAAAGTCGTACGCCAAACGTGTATTGGCAGTTTTGGGAGAAGTTATAAGGTATAATAGAACCAGGTAAGAGGAAATCTGAAAAGTCATGACCCGGGCCGGCTGGCTCCATCCACGTGGGTGCAAAACCCGCAACAGTGCCAGGAAAATCATCAACCCGACCTACCCGCCAACGAGCAATCTCAAAATTGAGAGTGTGGCCCTGGAACCGGTAGTTGCCTCCAGAACCGGCAGCAGCATAAAATTGGCTGTTCTTCATGAAGCCACCATCGCTCTTCCAAGCTTGTGGAGCGAAAGGTGGCCGGTCACGTCCGAGCCACACTCGTCCTTGAAAAGATTCCCGCGCCGTAATAGGGTGTGGGAGGTCTTCAGGCCAAGTAGGATGGGAACCACCAGTCTCGGGATCGAAGTATGGCAAAATCTGGAACGTGGGCATGAATTCCATCCCCCAGAGCTCGAGGTAATGGTTAGTCAAGGTGGGTGTCTGCCAATCATTCCAATAGTTATGGATGAAACCAGCTTCAGTACTACGAACACTGGGGCTAGGAACGAATCCGTACTGGATTGCCATAGCATTGGTGTGCACCGTGGACCAGTCAGTGATTTTATCGAAGTTGAATGTTCGAGTTATGATTGAAATCCATTGCCGTATTCTACGATTAGGTTCAGCAGTGGGCCGGTTTGCCCAGTGTCGGCCAATCATGGTAAGAGAGAAAGCAGCCCATGCGAGCGATACACCTCGAAAATGTGCCAGTAGAGATGAGTTATGTATCAATTCTTGTGTCTTCAATTCGAGGGCAGCATCAATATCCAACGGTACAGGCTCAGGATTGAGAAAAGTATCGAAGTAAGCACTAGCTGTATAAGTGCGCGGGAGGTGAAGTTCCACGTTACCATCGGCATTAAAATATTCGTACCGAGGTGCCGGCTGTCGTGCTCCGGGAACTCGATCGGACCGGTAAACGGTATTACGGTACATGACGGCCTCAAGACCGAAAAGCAGGTCATCGCCCACACCATGTCTAGTAGCAAGGACACGTATAACAGAACTGATATCCAAGGCTGATGGAGCACGGTGGATGGAGGCGATGATCCTCGCCTGGGCCCGGGCGTCAAAGCGGTTAGCATCAGCACCCATATGTACAAAAATCTCGTCGATACCGTTGGGGTAATAAAAACGGCTTGTGCCGTTGTTAAACCATGCCAATGGCACAGTACCGCCTGGGGTATGAGGCCCGGGGAGTTGATGAGAAAAGGAGGAGACATTATTCTGTCCACTCCTATCTATTGCCGACAAAAGTTCAATCAGTTCGTCTTCGCTTAAATCTTGGGCGTCAACGAACTGTTTGGTGCCGTTGGTTAAACCAGCCTGGGCCGCGTCGGTCCACATAGGTGCCTCGGGGTTAACAGCGGGGACGACAGCGGGGGCTGCAGCGTGTATAAAAGTAATAGCCGCATTAGCCCCTGTGTCACGAGATCGAACGGCGGGCTCAGGGTAGTCAACTGTCATGCGCCCATCATTTCTGATTGCCTGCGCTAAATCAGCACCGGTAAGTGCAAGATAATAACGAGACCATAAGCGGAACGCAATTTCCCGATAATCACGGTGCTTCCGCGCATGGCGTGCAAAAGCGCCGAAGGCTAAACCCCTTTGCCTATCGCCTGCTTGCCAACCATTAATGATGCGATCTCCCCTAGATCCCATAAAGCGTATGCCAGCAACAGACTGCTGGCTAAGCTTGAGGGAATTAGCATCAGTCGCGCCTTCGAGAGTACCACTGAGATCCGAGAAGGCAGGGTCAACATGTCTAAGAACGGGGGGACTGATCCAGGGCTTAGCCGTATATGAGGCAGCGAGACGATGCCCCCTAGTACGACGGTCACGGTAGAACTGTATAGATTCAAGCCGTGTCGTGAAGTCATCAGGGAGAGTCGAAACGTGTTGTCGCTGAGGATAATGCCTCTGAAAGTGACTCTTACGGTGGGTGAAAAAGTACTCACCGTCATCTCCATCCTCCCACGGAGCGAGACGATCAACTAACAGCCCCTGAAAGCGCTTGGGACCCCAAAGCTGTTTGTTGTTTTCAGATTTATATTCAGTGGGAAGCTGGGATAAAGTTAACCGTACACCGCCGAGAGCAGCAATAGGTGGTGAAAAGAAAGAGCCGGTCATGGCACTGCCGTCTTCGGCACCCCAGCGTTGTCCCATAAATCTCTGAAGGGGTAAGCCGAAAAAGGGTGCCTGAGTAGGGTGGTACGTTGGAGAAACATGTCCTACTGGCTCTCCAGGTCGGTAAAAGAGGGGAAGTATTCGTGGTAAGCGGTGCTTGGCAACTCGAGTAAACTCAGTTGTCCAAGGAGCGATACCTATGTCAAGTAAGACGCTCGGTTGAACGCCCAACGCACGAAGACTCTCCCAAGTGCACATACCACGTCCCTGAATGTAGTAAGGGTACTTAAACGTAATACCTGAAGCATCTATCGGCAAACCGCGTCGCGCGGTCGCAGATATGATGCCAGGATACGCTAAGTAAGC